GCATAAGCCTTTAGTTAATTCAGCCTTAGCTGAGGAGGTAATCTTATGACCGACTGGAGATACAGAGAACGAGGTAAATTGACTAAAGAACAATATACTGCTAGTTACCGCACGCAGACATACTTACCATGGACGAATTTACTGTCTAATAGTAGGAATGTTTCGTTAGGTACTATCCAGCGTATGTTCTATGAAAAGTCGACAGGCCCTTTCAGGCTTGGTAAAGACTTCGTCATGCATCCAGTTAGAATCGCAAGATTATCGAACGAGTGCTCACACGGAGATTTAACGTATGACACACCCATCACCGGCAGAACTGATCTCCCTTTTAGGAAACTATCAGGAGAATGGTTTGCTGGCAACTTTACTACAGTTGACGACCTTGGGGCTTTCCCCACGTGTTCTGATGCTGCGGTGAATACAGCTTGCACGCGTATGTTCGGTAAGATAAACGAACCTATCGTGGATGGGGCATTGTTTCTGGCCGAGTTAGATCAGGCCGCTACATTGTTGTTCAATCCTGTTAAAGCCTTAAAGAATGGCCTCCAAAGTTTTCTGCAAAGAAAATCCAGAGGTGGTTCGCCGCGACGGAAACGTTCGCCGCCGCCACTCTCGAAGAGAGCCAAACAGGCAGGCTTTAAACTGTCCGACGGCATCAGCAATAAGTGGTTAGAGTACCAGTTCGGTCTCATACCTCTTATAAGCGATGTGCAAAGCGGTCTTAAATACTTTGATGCAGTTTCGTCAGGTATCCAACCCGTTTTTGATCGAACAGCCGCTAAGGAAGTCCAGTTCGAAAAGACTGGCAACAGCCGCAATCAGTATCCAATTAGGGATCAAACTGGATGGTTCCAGTTTTACATCAATAATTGGACTGTAGAGACTGGTGCTTGTTATGCATCGGCCTATTGGATAAGGAAGTACGAACATTATTCAACAGGTGGAGGATTATACGATATTCCTAGTTTTATCTGGGAGCGTACTCCTTTCTCGTTTGTGGTTGACTGGATTGTGGATGTGGGAGGTTATCTCCGTGCCATCCAGCCTAATGACTCAGTAACGTTGTTAGGAACAAGTGTATCTCATAAGTTTGAATATATGAAGATGCACCAACTGGTTGGTGGCTATGAAGCCAATATCGGAAAAGATATCAACCCAACTAACGCGGTTTTCCGTTCAAGATACGAAAGTATCAATCGGGGCGCTGCACCACCAATGCCGTTAAAACCGGCATTAACGCGTGAGGCTTTAAATCTAACCAAAAAGCTAGATAGCCTTGCATTAATTTGGCAGAAAATGCCAAGGAGATTTTAATTATGGGAATCCAAAATGGAACCATTCTCGATGGCGGTACTATTGCCGTTACTGGAGGCACATCCAGAGCTTTATCACTGGATGGTCAGCGAGTCAACAGTGGTATTCATGTCACTGATTTGTCTGTGGCTGATGGCCGTATTAGGCCTGGCATATCCTTCTCTTCACGTATGCCGTCGTATAATGCGGCGACTAATACGTGGGTTAAGGGGAGGAAAGAAGCTAAGCTAGACTTTCCGAAGTTACTAGCTAGCGGCACTGTAGATTTCCCGGGGGTCCGAATTATAGTCATGGACCATCCCGAGCAAACAGATGCTGAAGTTACGAAAATGCTGAGTTGGGCATCGCAGTTGCTGTCCCGTTCAGACTTTGTCGCTTTTCTTAAGCAGGGATCACTAGCGTAAGCTAACCCCTGAAATCTGTTGGCTATAGGAGAACTTCTATGTGCGCCGTACCCAAAAAGTATGGAACTGACATCTTCATGATGAAACTATGGAGATGCCTGGCTAGTGATTTTACCTCAGCAGTACCTGCCCTTTCAATGGCTCCGTTGCGGGAATTTAGATCTGCGTTTGAAACCGCGGACTTTTCCCGAATGAGGCACATGGAGTGGCCAGGCGTATTCCAAACAGATCCGGCATTCTTTAAGCGCCAGATCCAGTTAGAATCACTGTTTAAGAGGTACCGTTTTACGAATGATGCATACTCCACACCTCAACTAGAGCAGATGACGAACGATAAGTTTGTCGCCACTCAAGAAAGGTTGGGGAAACACGATTATACTCTCACCATGGCTTCACGCCAAGTAATACAGCGCGCACGAGGAATTGTGCGTCTTATATTAGGTGAGTATGATCTCGAGGAGCATATGAGTCATTGTCGTTTCGGTCGGAGAGCTACGGTTGGAAACCCTCTGTCGCGGTCGTATTTAGACCAAAAACTATCGGGGCCTCTATCCTGCTCACCGAAGCACATGCGGTGGTTCGAAAATTCGTACCTACCGACAGACGATTTATTGTCTGAAGTTATAGGACAGCGCTCGAAAGAGCCAACCTATACTATGTGTGATGCGCTAAGCCTTGTTAACGTACCAAAGACTTGGAAGTCTTTGAGGTCAATTATGCCAAACACAACCATTGGTAGCTTTATTACTAGTGGACTTGGTACTCTTTTTGTTAAGAGACTCAAAGATTATGGTTTAGATATACGGAAGTTACAATCCGTACATCGACAACTAGCAAGACATGCTTCTCTTTATCCTGAGAAACTTGTCACTGCCGATTTATCTGCTGCATCTGATTCTATAACATGGCAAATATTATGCATGTTGTTACCGAGGAAATGGCTTCATGCCGTTAACGACGGTCGGATCAGGTACTGTCATCTTGGAGATTCAAAAACTCCTATACAGATGATTTCAGTGATGGGCATGGGAATTGGTTTTACTTTCCCGCTCCAAACTTTGGTCTTTTATAGCTTGATAAAAGCTATAGCTGAACTCACCGATTCACACGGTATCGTTTCCGTTTACGGAGACGACCTTATCTACCCTACTCGGATCCACAAGTATGTGGAAAAGACATTCGGGGAAATAGGATTCATAATGAACAAAGATAAAACTTTCGTTTATCATGCTTTCCGTGAGTCATGCGGCGGCGACTATTACCGCGGTGTGGATGTCCGGCCTTTCAATCCTGAAGGGCAGGGCTGTGAGTTAAGTCGTATCCGTTACCTAGCACTAATCTACAAAACGATTAATGGTTTGTTGGAGCGCTGGGATATGACTGAGATTAGTGGTACATACCACTGGTTATGCCTCGAAATTTTGAGGCTTACAGATCGTATCTATCAAGTGCCGCCTGACTTTCCCAGTTACTCGGGAATCAAGGTAACAAATCCCTTACCAGACTGGTATATGCAATATTCAGCAGTGTCATACTGTATGAAGACGTATAACTGGTCGTTCCGGGCTTTGAAAGAAGTACCCGGAGATCGAATTGTACCTCAACAGATCTCATACTTATGGGATTCATTGAGGGCTGGTACGCAACCTGATGAGGAAGATGATTCTTGGGTCAAAAACAGCGACTCTAGATTTACTCGACCATCTTTAAAGTGGATACGAACGGAGCCTCCTAGGTTCGTTCGATCAAAGCTTACAGGGAGGAGACTCCAGCGTAAAATTGCTGTAGTACCCTTGCGAGGAGCTGTACGGCTTGTTAACAATATTGGCCATACTTCCGTGTGGACAGTAGGGTGTAAATAACTTACACAGGAGAAATCCTAGGGGAC